GGTCATCTCGCGCGCGATCTTTTTCTAGCGAGTGGCCAAAAATTAGCCTTACTCGATCACTCGGCAAGGCGCACCAACCCCTACCCCGCCTCAAGCACCTGTAAGGCTTAGGCTAGCCGTTAGGATAAGGCTAAGGCTAAGGGTTGACCTGAAAACATGCCATTGATGACGCAGGCGCAGTATGCCAGACACAGGGGCTGTAGTGCTCCAACGGTGAAAGAGGCCAGGCAAATCAGAATCAAGCCGGCGGTGATCCCCCAGGAAGATGGCTCATTTCTGATTGATTCTGAGATTGCCGACGGCCTTTGGGATGCAGTCAAGGTTCGCAATAGCCACAAAAAAAGTTCCCCCGAACCTGGCGTATCTATTGCGCCTTCAACTGGGCCTGATCAATTACCCAGTGACAGCGAACTAAAAAGCCTGATCATGGGCCTGCCAGAAGACGAGATCCAGGCGTCCGATGTCAGCATGAAGCGCAAGCTGCACTACGACGCCGAGAGGGCGCGTGTCGGAGCATTAAGAGATCGAAACGAGGTGGTTACTGAAGTAGATGTCCGCACCAGGGCCGCCAAGCTCGCTCGCCAGGTGCGGGACCTGCTGCTGATCATCCCAAGCCGCAATGCTGCCAGGCTGTCTGCGATGAGTAACCCCGAGGAAGTGCGGGCCCTGCTCGAAGAGGAGATTGAGAACGCCCTCAAGGGGCTTAAGCAACATGCCTGACGGCGGCCAGATTTACGAGGATGCGTTCATCGAGGCTATTCAGCCGCCGCTGCATCTCAGTGTCAGCGAGTGGGCCGACGCCGAACGGCAGCTAACACGCCGCAGCAGCTCAGAGCCTGGGCAGTGGCGGACCGATCGGGTGCCCTTTCTGCGGGAACCTATGGACCTGTTGAGCCCCAGGGAGAAGAAGATCAGAAGGGTGATCCTGATCTTTGGCAGCCAGTCAGGGGCCAAAACCGAATGCGGGTTGAACTGGCTGGGCCGAACCATTGCGATGGATCCAGCTCCATTCCTGATTCTGTTCCCAACCGAGAGCTTTGCTAAGCGGCAGGTAAGGCAGCGTCTGGACCCGTTGTTTAAGGACACCCCGGCCGTAGCAGCGAAGACCATCAGCAGCAAGTCCAGGGACGCGGCCAACGCCATGTTCCTCAAGGAGTTCCAGGGGGACATGCTGCTGTCAATTATTGGCGGCAACAGCGGCAGCGCTGCCCAGGGGATGCCGGCCCAGAACTTATGGGTTGATGAGGCGTCAAGCCTGCCCCTGGAGATTGACGACAAGGGCGACCCGATCGAAAACGCTGAGGCTAGGCAGACAAATTTTCCCGACCGCAAAACCTTGATCACCAGCACCCCCGGCACTAGGGGGGCGTGCCGGATTACCTGGGAGTTTGAGAACCGCAGCGACCGCCGCCGCTATGCGGCTTTCATGCCCTGCTGTGAGGCCAATGAGGTGATCCGCTGGGAACACATGGTCTGGGACAAAAAGGATGGTGAGGTTTGGTGCAAGTGCCCGGCGTGCGGTGAGCGGTTGGCGCAGCATTGCAAAGTTGCGATGCTTGCCAGGGGGGCGTGGAGATCTACCGCCAAGGGCGATGGCGAAACAGCAGGGTTTCACCTGCCTGGCTGGTATGCCCCATATGGGTGGCTGAGCTGGGAAAAAATCCGAGATGAGTTTCTGCGCGCCAAGAATGACACCATGCTCCTGAAGGGCTGGGTCAACAAGCGGGCAGCCGAAGCTTGGGAGGATCCTGCAACGGCAAAGGTGAGCCCCGATGGCCTGATGCAGCGTGCCGCAGCAAACCCGTACCCGAGGGGGTTCTGTCCAGATGGCGTGTTGCTGTTACTGGCTGCGGTTGACGTACAAGACACCTGGCTAGAGATCAAGGTCAAGGGCTTTGGCCTGGGCGAGGAAAGCTGGCTGATATGGCACGAAAAAGTATATGGAAATCCAGCAGAAGATAAAGTATGGAAGCAGATCGACGTGATTCGAAAGACTATATTTAATCATGCAAACGGCAGCACTATGACCGTTCACAAGACAGCGGTTGACACTGGGGGGCATTTTACGCATGAAGCCTATGACTACTGCCGCCAAAGGGTCAATGAGGGAGTGGTAGCAGTCAAAGGCGGCAGCGACAAGAAAGCAAAAACCCTTGGCGATGGCACAAAACAAGATGTAAATTTACGCGGTCGCAAGATAAAAAAAGGGGTTACTCTTTATATGATAAACACGCACACGTTAAAGCGAACTATTTACGGAAGGTTAAACATTGAGCAACCAGGGCCGGGATTTATGCACTTTGGGCAAAATGCAAATGATCAATACTTTAAGGGTTTAACTTGCGAAAAACTTGTAACCACAATTGACGGCAGAGGGTTTGAGCAATCTGAATGGCGAAACGAGAAGGGGGCCCGAAACGAGCCATTGGATTTGGAGGTCTACATCTTGGCGATGTTGGAGCTGATGAAACGCAACTACGCAGCTGGCACCATGTGGGCCCAGCTCGCCCGCACCCTGGGCACCCAGGCGCCGGGGACGGGAGGGGGAGGGGCTAATAGATTTGGCACTGGTGGGCGGTTTGGGTGAGTATGATGCAGGCCATGGCAGGTATCACGCTCGCAACCGCCACGGCGCGGCTAGACGATTATCTCGATGCGGAGCTAAAGATTCTGGCCGGCCAGGAAAAAACGATTGGCGGCCGAACCTTGAAGCGTGCAGACCTTGCGGAAGTGCAGGCGGGAATACAGATATGGGAGCTCAGGGTGCAGGAGCTGAGCAGCCGGGCCAATGGCCGTGGCCGGGGATTTACTCTTAGGCCTAACTTCTGATGGCAAAGCGCCGCAAGGACAAGAAGCTTCAGCTGGCTCAGGCCTTGCCCGCCGACCTTGACCGTTTGGGCCATGGCGGGATGATGGCTTTTGGCGGCATGACCGGCACCAGCAGGATGGCCCGGTCGCCACGGTTTGCCAACTGGCGTCCACAGTTACTGGATGCAGACGGTGAGGCCGAATACGAGCTGGCCGATCTGCGGGCATTCTCCAGGGACCTGGAGCGAACCGCACCGGTAGCGACTGGGGCGATCGAGACTAGGGTTTCGCACATTGTTGGGACCGGCCTCAGCCTGCAAAGCCGGATTGACGCCAAGGAGCTGGGCCTTTCGGATGAACAGGCCAGCGAATGGCAGAGCATGACCGAGCGGCGGTTTGGAATGTGGGCAGAATCGCAGTATGCCGATCGCCATGGTGAGCTTTGCTTTTACGAACAACAGCAACTGGCGTTGCGTTCGCACGATTCCAGCGGTGATGTGTTTGCACTGCTTGGCGATAAGGGCCGCGAGGATTGGCCGTTTCGGCTGACGGTGCAGATTGTTGAGGCTGACCGGGTCAGCAATCCAGATGGACGGATGAATACCGCCACGCTGATTGATGGCGTGGAGCGTGATGACGACGGGGAGCCAGTGGCGATTCAGGTTTCTCGCTACCACCCAGGCCGGCTAATCCCTCGAACCGCCAACACATGGGAGCGCATCCCGTACCGGGGCAGTTCTGGCCGCCGCAATGTCTTGCACCTGAAGGAAATGAAGCGGCCCGGCCAAACCCGTGGACTGCCGATCCTGGCCCCGATCATTGCCACAATCAAACAGATAACCCGGTACACCGACGCCGAGGTGGACGCGGCGGTGAACAGCGCTGCGCTGGCGCTGTTTATGCAAATGGACCCAGAGGCGTTTTCAGACCCGACTATTTTTAGCGATCAAGAACGACAAAGGATGTTGGCCGCGGCTAATTGGGACGGCACGATCGAAAGCGGCCGAGCCGTGAACCTGATGCCAGGCGAAAGCATTGTCAGCCCAACCCCTGGCCGCCCAAATCCAAACTTCGACCCATTTTTTGGGGCAATGCTGAACATCTGCAGCATGGGCCTAGGGATCCCTAAGGAGGTGCTGGCCAAGGCTTTCAACGCCTCCTATTCCGCCAGCCGTGCTGCATTGATGGATGCCTGGCGCACCTGGCAAATCAAGCGCGTCTGGCTGGCCCAACGGCTATGCCAGCCCGTTTATGAGGAGTGGTTGGCCGATGCCGTGGCACTGGGGATCATCCAGGCGCCGGGCTTTTTTGCTGACCCGTTTATCAGGTATGCATGGAGCCAGACCAGCTGGTGTGGCGATGGCCCTGGGGCCCTCGATCCATTGAAGGAGGCTATGGCGGCAGCCAAGCGCATGGAGGAGGGCATTACCACCCGAGCCGAAGAGGTTGTGGCCTATGACGGCGGCGACTGGGAAACCAAGCACCGGCAATCCGCGAGGGAGATGGCGGCCAGAGTGCGCGATGGCCTGCAGGTGCCTGCCGTTGCGGTTGCGGTGCCTCCACCTGACCCAAACAGCACTACCGATTAGATTGGGCCCATGACAGTTCTTGATGTCCTAAATGCACCGTGGGCGATCCTGCCCAACCGCCTGGAGGAAATCCAAGCGATCTACGCGGCTCGCAGCCGTGGGGAGGAACTGGACATTGCGGCTGTAGAGGCCAGGATCGGCCGGCCACTGGGGACTGAGCAGCAGCAGGGCTATGAGGTGCGGAACGGCGCGGCGTTGATCCCGTTGCATGGCGTGTTGGCTCAGCGGATGAACCTGATGACCAACATGTCAGGTGGCACCAGCACCGAGCTGTTCGCTCGTGATGTTCAGACCGCTGCGGCAGACCCCACCGTCAAGGCCATCATTTTGCTGGCAGACACCCCAGGCGGCACCGTGGCCGGCACCCAGACCGCTGCGGCGGCGGTGCGGGCGGTGCGTGGTGTGAAGCCCATTGCCACCATGGTTCAGGGACTAATGGCCAGCGCTGGAGTCTGGATAGGCTCTGCCACTGACCAGACGGTATTGGACTCTGGAACCGCTCAGGTTGGCTCAATTGGTGTAGTTGCGACCCATGTGGACGTGAGCCAGCAAGAGCAGGCGATGGGGATCAAGACTACCGAGATCGTGGCCGGCAAGTTCAAGCGGGCGGCATCGCAGTATGGCCCGCTGACCGAAACCGGCCAAAAAGTAATCCAGGATCAAGTAGACTATTTGTACTCGCTGTTTGTCACTGATGTTGCCGCCAACCGTGGGGTATCGGTTGAGCGTGTTCTCGATGACATGGCTGATGGGCGAATGTTCATCGGTCAACAGGCGATTGATGCGGGCCTCGCGGACCAAATCAGTAGCTTGGACATGCTGATAGCTCAACTCACTGCAACCCCTGGCGCCTCCACTGGTGGGCGCTCTGCCCCATCCACTCAGCCCCCCGC